TGTTTGTCAAATCCAATCAGGTTCATTCAATTATACCCAGTTTCTTTCCGATAGTCTTATCCAACTTCTTCATAGAAATAGCATCCTGAGACAACTCAAGTGCCTTTTGTTTGGGACTGCGGTTGAAAGTGTTGCGAAACCAGATGTCTACTCGGTCTGCAATGTTGACCAACTTACGAAACAATTTACCTTTGAAACGATATACTGTTCTCATTAGAACAACTCCTTCTCGGTGAATACTTCAAAGTCCATGTAGTTCTCTTCGGCAAACTTCTTTGCCTCCTTCCACTTAACCTTGTTTATCTTCCACTTCTTTTGGTAATGAGGTTTTATCTCAATGATCTTTCTTTGCATCTCACCATTGTGGTCGAGTATCTCAACCCAGAAGTCGGGATAGTAGGTGCGATTCTTACCCTCAAAGACATAGGGAATTTTGTACTCTTCACTTGACCATTGTAATATCTCAGGTTTCTTGTCACAGTATACCATAAACAGCCGTTCCCAACTGCTACGGTATATTATCTGTTTGACATTACCAGAATACTTGTAGGGGTTCTTGGGCGTGAACTTGCCCTTGAATGTATTGTACACTCTAACTTCCCACAGATTCTATATCAACTGAACCAATTATGTAGGTGCGATAGTCAACATCATCGTAACCTCTTTCTCGAAAGAAGTCATCGGGAAAGTTATCCCACTCGTAAAGGTCATCAAGGAACTTTTCTTCCTCTTCGGCACTAAACCCTTCGAACTCATAATCAATACCGCATCCATCATAGGACTCTTCGAACTCAACATCTTCGAAAGCTTCAAACTCGAAAATCTCATCATCTTCCAAGTACTCCGAACTCATCAAGTCTTCTACCTCATCCTCACTCTCTGGTCGAATTAGGTATGAACCATTTCGATAGGTTTCTACTTGCGTTACAGAACGATAATCGTTATTCTCGAAACTACCCTTTGCCCATGTACACTCTTCAAAAAAAGATTTCTTATTTGAAGCGAACACTCGATACTCACCACCAATCACTATACTCATAATTTATTCCTACTTATTTCCGATATTATATTTGGGACATAACTCCCACTCATCTTTCTCTTTGAATCCGATAATCTTAATTTGTCGTAGTGGAGCACAGTCTACTGCGACTTCCTTATTTTGAATCTCTACTAGACCCCAGTCAGAAAGAAGTGTCGCAATGGTATTACGTCTTTCTATATCTGATTGTTCTAGGTTCGCTTTCTTGCCGTCAAGTATAAACAACTCCTTAAAATGAACGACATAGTATCGTCCCTGTTTATGGAGGATATGACAGGACTGAAACAGTTTGTTTTCTTTGCGTGATGCGACTCCAATTCTTGTTAGAGTTTCACGCACTTTGAGGAAATCGTCAGGTTCTGCCAGAGTTATCTCTAGCATACTCAAGGGACTCCATGAGACTAAGTTACTTTCTTCCACCTTTGTTCACCTTTTCTTTTATTTGTTTAATTTGAGAAGGTGATAAGAGGGATAGTATTTGACGTGCCTTTTCATTACTATATCCATAATATTCTTTCACCGACTCAAGGTCATGTTCTAATTCAGGTTTTACCCATTTAGAGAAACGTTTCCGTTTCCTAATGATATTTATAAGAAACGAGAATTGTAGACGTGAGTCTAGGTGGTGAAATTTGTTCATCTCATTAACAATAACTACCGTGTCGGGAAAGTATGATAATGATCGGTTTACCATAAAAGGTGCATATGCTTTCTCGTCATCACGAGTTACCATAATATCTTTCTTGGAATAGTTAATCGCATTTACATAATCAAAAGGGTTCATCAGGGAAATACACTCCGTTTCCAAGGTAGGTCAAAGGGGTCAGAATCTTCGGTTGTTTCGAGTACTATACCACACTTCTCAAGAAAGGTCAATCCTTCTTCGGACTTATATCTATGTCCGTAGACAACTCTTTCGATTCCTGATTGGTGGATGAGTTTGGCGCAATCGATACAGGGGGCACACGTTGTATAGAGTGTTGCACCCTCCGCCGATTCATTTGACCTTGCAACCTTTGTAATTGCATTCGATTCCGCATGAAGTACTTCCTTTTTAGTTTTTAGTTTTCTACCGTATCCAGTATTACCAGATACCACTTCGTCTTCGCAGTTATTGTCCCATCCACTAGGCATACCATTGTACCCAATGGAGATGATACGATTATCCTTTACAATAACCGCACCAACCTTCATCCTACGTGCAGACGATAGATTTGCATAGATCGTTGCGACCTCTAGATGGGCGGTATCCCACTTATCCATTAGGACAATACTTTTGCGAGGTCTGGTTCAAAGAACGTATCAGGTTTCATAATCTTACCATCTGCATTCTTGATCACTTTACCATCAACGAACTTAGACATATTGGATGCCTTAACTTCATTCCAGACATCATCGAAAGGGATGTCCAAGGTGGATGCCATACCCATGATGACCCATACCATATCTGCGAGTCCGTCCGCAACTTCTACGAGGTCTCGGTCTCGGAATGCCTCTAGAGTCTCATTGTACTCTTCGGTGATTAGATTCATGTACAGGTTTGCCTGTCCACTCTCCAGTCCCATAAAGTCAGGGAAGTCTTGTTCTCCCGCCAACATAAAATTTTCTACATCTGTTTGATAATCCATACTATAATCCTATTAGGTTCCAACCGTGGTTAGCGGTTGCATTCAATATAATAAACCAACACGTTGCCATGTGTGTTAACCACCACACTGTACGAATGACTGCAACAGTGTTTGCTTGTTTGTCAGTCTCTCCAACTTTCTCACCCAGACTCTTGGCCCAGATTCTCCACCACTTTTTCATTCTGTTTCCGTACTCTGGTTCTTACCATCCTTTCTGAATCTCTTATTATACCCTCTTTTAATACTTTTGGCAACCCCACTTCGTGAAAGATAACAATAGTATTTTTTCCAATCGGTGAATGCATCATACTCTGCACCACCCTTCATGGGTATTTTTGGATTCTTTTTACTCATACGATTTGACGTTCCTCTACCAGAGTTTCGAACACCGACCATAACTTCTCGAACCGCATATCACCCAGTTCTCTAATACCCATCAACTTTGCGGATAATAGGTCGGCATCCTTGTTACTCAATCCCACAAACCTAGTGTCATCATGAATTTGTTCCAATAACAAGTCTATGTCATGGGTTATCAACCAAGAGTTCATGATGTTTTGTTCAAGGTCGAATCTGTCTAAATTATCTTTGCTCATACTTCTAAATCCTCAAGTAAGGACTCAAACTTGGTTATCTGTTTTTTGTAGAAATTAACCATCTCCAATTCCAAACGGACAAACCATTCTTCTTGTGTCCCCTCGTATTTAGGGAGTTTATTATAGTCCTTTACACCACAGAGTTGTAACTGTCCCTTTCCGAGATTCTGTATCTTCAGCACAGACCAATCAATCTCCCATATTGGGACAATGGTTTGATTCAGAACAACAACCTCATTATCACTTACCTCATAATCAACAAAGTGATAGACGATCTTGGTGTCTTTATTTTTACGTAGTCTCGCAACCGAAATGAGATTCGGCATAGAGAACTTACGATTGACATCTCTTGTTTTAATATCAATAAGTGTGTCACCCAGCGACACATCCTCGATAGTCCGAACAGAGTCAGGTAGTTTACCACCCTGTTCAACATAGTAGTCTGCGAGGTTCGCTTCAATCACATCTGCGATTTGTCGTTGTCCCGCTTTGGGGGACACACTGATATTAGATGAATTCCACATTTGCCATACACTCCGTCAAACAGGCGACCAGATTCAATTCGTGATCTGCAACAAATGCATTCTTGTACTGGTAGTCCGCAAGGATTAGAACCAGTTGAGGAATGGATTGGGGTTGTACCTTTCCCTCCATAGAGTCATAGATACCACGGAAGATTGCGGCAGGTTCAGTGTCCATATTGTTGACAACCCAACTACGCATCTTCTTGAAGTCTTTGTTCTTTAGTGATTGGAAAAGACCACTATAGTTACCATTACTATCATTAATGAGTACTGTGGTTTCCAACTTACCAGAGATAGAGTGACGTTGTGCCTCGTTGAGTACACGTCTCCAGTCTGGTGCGTGTTTACCAATCAACCCCGCAATCACATCGTTATTATACTTGACACCCTCACCATCTAGGATGATTTGTAGTCGAGTCATAAACTCACCACATAGTTGTGCCATAGACTTCTTGGATGTGTTGAACTCGTACACACCACATCGGGAGTGTAGAGGTTCGATGACCTTGTTCTTGAAGTTACAGGTCAGGATGAATCGACAGTTCTGACTGAACTCTTCGATGAAACCACGAAGTGCGGGTTGGGTGGATTGTGCGTTTAGGTAGTCTGCCTCATCTAGGATTACAACCTTGTAACCACCAGAAAGAGAAACCGATGAAGCGAACTGTTTGATCTTACCACGTAGGGTATCGATGTTCCCTTCTTCCGAACCATTGATGATGATATAATCAAGACCAAGTTCGTCACAGATCGCACGTGCGATTGTAGTTTTACCAGTACCAGCAGTACCAGTGAACATCATGTTGGGGACTTCGCCTGAGTCTACAATCTTTTGGAATGTATCTTTCAGGTCTTGGGGTAGAACAGTAGTACCGATTAGTCGGGGACGATACTTCTCAACCCATAGAAATTCTTTAGACATTGTGTCTCCATAATAAAAGTAATAAAATGTTTCTTATGTTGTACATTGTACATTATATGAAACAAAAAGTCAAGAAAAAGTTCGGGGATGGGGAGGAAAGGAGGACTCACCCACCCCCACGATACTGATTAGTACCGTTTAGTCTTCAACACCTTGTGCAGACTGATACTCTTCACAGAGTTGGATGATCTGAACCGCTTGGTCACGTAGTTGACCAATAGTTGACAATTCTTCTCCTTTGAAACCACCACGTTGTACTACGGTATCTACTACCGCAACAGTTGATCGTGCGACACGATTACCCAGTTCGTAAATTGCAGTGTGGTCTTGTACTTGCTCTTTTGCTTTAGCCATCTTGATTATGCTCCGTAAGTAGATGATTTTTCAAGTGCAATAAAGTATTCTATTGCGGATTGTTTACTAGTGAACTGAGAAATTAGTTTAGAACTAATACCCACTTCAAAGTCTTCGTTGACAACCTTTAGGTTGCTAACATTCATGATGAAGTTGAAATCAACTCCTTCGGGGTATGTACCCTCTACATCAATAGAGAATGCATTACTCGTAGCGTCCTTACTATCAATGACAGATAGACGAACCGCACCAGTAGTCGGTGAGATAGAAATCTCATCGTGTCCAAGTGCAGCAGCGGCACGTTTTACTTTACCTAGAGTATCGGTATCTAGAGAAAATTTAACATCTGCTTCTGGCATATTAATATCTTTGCCAGGCGATGTCAACATCTCAGGGTCAGAGAAGAAGTACTTCACGGACGAACGTCCAGTAGAATCACCTACAGTCACATAGTCCTTCTCGAACTTGAGTCGTGGTGAGTCAACCAATGACAGTACATTCAGAAACTCATTGAGATCGTATATACCAAATGAGGCGGGAAACTCTTCGGGGAGTTCTGCCTTAGATAGAACATTCCTTGCAACAGAGATGGTCTTTACAGTGTTACCTTCGGTGATAACAATGTTTGGGTTGATTGTCGAATAGTTCTTCAGAACATTCAACGTAGTATCGGATAATTCCATAATGTATTCCTTTCAGTTGTATAAGTTATAAAGTGTATGATAACACACGTTTCAGTTAAAGTCAAGACTTTATTTTACTAAAGTTCTTTTCTTTTACGAACTCGATTTTGCGGTGGAACTGTGCATCCTCAAGTTCACTCTTGTGAGAGATAACAAATACGTTAGTATCCTCACCTAGCGTAGAGATAATCTTCATGAGGTTTTCGATACCCTCTTCATCCAGAGACGAGTCAAATGTCTCATCAAGGATTAGTAGATTGGTCGCCACACTATTCTTCATCTTCGCAATCTGTCTCCACGTAAATAGTAGGGACAAATCAATACGTTGTTTCTCACCCTCAGAGAATGAGTCATACGAAAATGCATCACGATGTCTAGAACGAATAGTCTCTTGGAAAGACTCGTCCAGATCAAAGTGTACGAAGAAGTCTAGAATCTGTAGGTACTTGTTGGTCAATTGGTTGATGACAGGCAAGTACTGTTTAATAATCTTGGTCTTGATACCAGTATCTTTCAACAACTCAGAATACACTTGGTTGTACGAGAACTGTTCGTTTAGTCGATACTTAGAGTCTTGCAACTCTTCCTTATCAGTACGCAATGTCTCTAGGTCAGAGTTTGCTTCTGATAGGTCACCAGTACCCTCATCAATACGAGATATCTCACCATTAAGAGTATCGATGTTTCGGTTGATACTCATAATCTCTTGGGTATTGGCATCAATCTTAGACTGCCAACTGCGGATGTGGTCTTGCATTCTAGTGAGTTCTTCGAGTTTTGCATCCAAGTCAGACTTACGTACACCATGCATTTTCAACGCACCATCAATAGTACCCGCACGAGTCTTACATTTGTTTAGATGATACTCTTTCAACTTACGATCAATACCCTGATCACAGGTAGGGCACTTATCATTCTCTTCAAAGAACTTTGCTTGTTTGACCACATCCTTTTGTTGTGCCTTGAACCCAGCCGCAAACTCATTGAGGGATTGTATTTCCTTCCCCACACTAACGATCTCGGTAGTGACTTCCTTGGATTCGGTAACCTCCTTGGTCACCTCGGCATTCTTCTCATTGAGTACACGAATATCATCTTGCAACTGTTTGATAGTATCTAACTTCTGTTTCTTCTGGTGACTAGATATCGCACTCAGGTCACGTAGATACTTCTTCTGTGCATTGATCTTGGTATCGACTAGATTGATTTTATGTGTGTTATCCGCAATCTGATCTTTGAGTAAAGATACTTTCTCTTTCAATAGAGAGTTCATCTTAGAGAACATATTGATATCCAGTAAGTCCTCGATCACTTCACGTCTAGACCCACCCGCCAACTGCATGAATGGTACAAAGGATGATGACCCAAGTACTACAATCTGGTGGAAAGATTTGTGGTTCAACTTGATGATGTTCTTCTCGAGCATCGACTGGTATTCTTTGGCATGGGAATCTTGATTCACCATATTACCATTGACCCATATCTCAAACTTATTAGGTTTGATACCACGGATAACCTTGTACTGTTGTTTACCAATATCGAACTCAACCTCTACCAATGTACCTTTGCCATTAATAGTATTGATCAGTTGGTTCTTAGATATCTTTCGGTGAGGTTTACCGAACAGACCAAACGACAGGGCATCCAACATAGTGGACTTACCAGCACCATTGTGTCCTACCACTAGGGTAGTCGGAGTAGTATCAAAACTGATATCGGTGAAATTGTTTCCTGTACTGAGGAAATTCTTAAAACGGAGTTTCTTAAAATTTATCATTGGGTTATAATACCACACTCATCATATAAAGTCAAATTTATTTTTCGGTCATCCCGCACCAACTACATTCTTGTCCTTTAGCGATACTCATCTTAGTCGCCTCTGCGGTACAATAGTGTTCCCACATTACAGACTCTTCGGTGACGGTAGCGCAATCGTCTACCGCACTCGGTGGGTCTTTCTTCTTACCAAAGATGGCATCCCAGTTATTATCAAACTTCTTTTGATTGCCAGTTGGACGTTGTTTACTTCCTTTACCACCATGTGTTGCACTCATTATGCAATCTCCATGTTTTGTGCTTCTTTCATCAAATGAGATACCTCTTGTTTGATTCGGTCTTTATCTAGGTCAGTAACAACATTGTCAATATAATCATATACAAGTGTCTCTGTATCGTCAACACATATGTTGTCATCATCCACATTAGAACCGATGAACTCTGCGAAGTCTTCCGCAATCTTTAGTTCATGAATCTTCTGTGCCTGTACCCGATCAATGAATCGTTCAAACTCATATGGGTCACCTTTATTGGTAACAATAACCTTGACGAACTTACTATCAAGATAAGAGAGGTCTTTGAACTTGTTCATGTTCTCGTGGTCATAGTAAATCTTCTCAAAGATAGTGAGAGGATTCTGAACCGCAGTCAATTCTCTTGTTTCGGTATCAAGGATGTGGAAGTGTTTGGGGTCATTACAATCATTCCAGAAGAACTCCATCTGAGCACCCAAGTAATGAATGTTATCCATACTAGACTTCGCATGGAAGTGACCAGTCAACACCATATCAAATCGATCAAAGTGTTTCTTACTCATACCATCCATACACACTTGACCACGTGCCATCTCGAACCCTTGCAGTTCTAAGTGAGCACCAACAATCTCTGCACTAGTGTTCTTCAGAAACTCTAATGTGGTCTTCTCGTTCTCTGGATTAATCCAAGGAACCAATGCAACCTCTGTACCATCATAATCCATCACTGTTGGTTCCATAATAAGGTTCACTTCATTCATGTAGTGACCTTGGAGTTCCTTCAGTGCATTCAACTCATTGGTGTTCTTATAGTACACGTCATGGTTGCCAGGAATTATATCCATAGTGATACCATGCTTACGCATAGGTTCTAGGAATATCTTACGGTTGTGTTGTAGTGCCTTGAAGTTGATTGTCTTACGATTATCGTAATAATCACCCAAGTGTAGTATCTGTGTAATACCATTTTCTAACAGGTACGGAAAGAAAACGTCTCGGTAGAAACGTTCTTGATAATCCATAAAAATGTCAGATGAGTTTCGACAACCCGCATGGGTGTCATTTAGTATTGCAATTTTCATTTAATCATATGCCTCAATACAAAGGGATTCTTTCGCACTGAAATTATATCCCATTGATTTCATAAAATCCTGTAACACCTCAACCATTTCATCACGTGATAAATCCTTCTGCATGATATCTATAGTAATACGTGTGTTCACAGAAGAACTGTGTTCATACGGATGACATATCAATTGTATGTAAGGTTTATCAAGACTTGGATTGTTCTCCATCATAATTTCTCACCATCTTCATTGCTTCTGTCATAGGTAAACGACCAGCACTTGCATTCTGCAACTTGATCGCTTTCCTACGAAGTTTCTTTAGTTCGGTCTTTCTTTGATTTACTTTGTCCATCATACCACCTCCAACAGTTAATGTCAAGTATTTATAACTTCTTTTCTTCTCACCAACCCAATTTTCCATTGGGGTAAAGAAAAATCTGGACTAGGTAAATTTCCTTCCTCTCGAACTTCTTCTACCGCTTCCGCAAAACTGGGTAACCACTCCCATCCATATATGTCAACACCAGCATTTGCGGTCTTCTGTCGGAACTCTATACTGTGAGGTAAAGTATCATTCAGATTTTGGTTATCGGAAATGTCGTAAGTTTCGTATGGTTTATACGTCCAAAAGTTTTTATCCTTCTCACGAGTAATACTATGGTTACCCATATATGTTATATAAGTTGGTTCCACACCTCTCCCATCTTTCTTGATAAACATCCTCAGACCACCTTCTTGTGCAATCTTCTTATGTTTGAAGAACTGTATAGTATCCTCTCCTATGACAATATTATTATTATAATTAGTCAACTCTGCTGCTTTGCGAGAGAACCAAACCATTCGTGTCATGTACTCATATCTTTCGCTATATGTATTCATGATCTGATTGTGTCGGTATCGTTTGAACGCCATATCCCTATAGGTTCTAATTTCTTCTTCGGTGAGTTCTATGTTACCGACATACTTTTTATACCTGTAGATCAACATCTCATACATCTCGTCTTCGTCCATGAACGCAATCGAAGACTTATAAGACTTGTCCTGTAGGTATTGTGCCGACCCTAGTCGATCACCATCAGTCCAATAGATGTGTTGTTGTCTGTATAAACAAAGAAGGTCTGGGGGTGGGTGATCATCATAGAAGGGCAATCCGCTATAGAACTCATACCCATGTTGGGTAAGAATATCGTCACCATCAATACAAACCGCATACTCATTGTCAGACTCTAGAAACACTTTCAACAGGGAGTTCTTTCCTGTTGCCGGTGTTCCGTCCGACTCTGTCACGGTGTAGTCGATACCATACCCCTCAATCAACGCAACCAAAGACTCTTCCTCGTCCTTGTCTTGAGTGTTGATGATGACATGAAAATTATCCCAGTTATCGAAATGACTGAGTAATCGTTTTTTGGTTAGTCTCACGTCCTTGGAGACTAACACATAGAACTTAACCATGTAACTATTCCGTTATAAAGTTGGTCAAGTCGGAATCTACTTTAACTGTGCGCCTCTTACGTTCTTTCTTAACAATCGCTTTCCATTCGTTGTCCTTTCCTTTCACTTCATCGATACGCAAACGAAGTTGGTCAACAACCGCCTGTGCTGCCTCGGCTGAGTTATGGTCACCCAATTGATTGTCTAAGAATGCCTCAACACCAGACTGTTCCATGTAACGCATCTTGATGTCTTGTTGCTTCTTCTCCTTCTCAATCCTACGAAGGAATGCAAACCAAGAAATCTGTGTGAAGTAGGCAAATGCGTTTGGTTTACCAGTACGAGTTGCCGCCTCTAGGTTGTAGTTCTCAATTGCCTTGAGACAGTTCTCTACCGCATCCATCACCATCTCTTCACGATAGGTGTAACGAACAAAGTTAGACTTGTGGGATAACCCCTCACAAATCTTTAGGAAACAAGTTGCAATGTAGTCGGGTACTACTGGTAGTTGGGGAACCTTTGCTTCTCTCGCACCATTAAGGTCGGTAACATAATCCACCACCGCTTGTGAGAATTGTGCATTGTTCACATAGTGGGGTTTGTCTTTCGGTTTAATTTTTGCTTTAGTTTCCGTCATTATTATTTTCCATTTTATATCTCAAATTACTACTTGAAAGGTTGTGATGTCTCTTATTATAATACAATTCAATGAAATTGGCAAGAGCATAATCCTTACCAGTGAAATCTTTTTTCTCATACTCTTCACCAATTATACGGACATCAAAGTTGATTAGGTGCATGAGTTTCAACAAGTCTTCTTCTGACTCATACGGAATAACCTCATCCACATACTTACAGGCCTGAACTTGAATGTGTCTTTCTGCAATAGACTGGAGAGGTTTGTTCTTCTCTGGTCTGTCTATAGAAGGGTCAGTCTGTAGTCCCACAATAAGGTAATCACAGACTTCCTTTGCTTCTCTTAACATTGCGACATGACCCGCATGAAACAGGTCGAAGGTGGAACAGGTGAATCCTGTATTATAAATTTTCATATTTCTCACTTGACAAAAGTTGTTGCTCACTGTATAATAAGCTTTACGTTCCCAGAGGGGTAAATACTATATTAATGTAACTTAGATTTATCAAAAAGATTAATCACATTATTACTCGCACTATCATGTAACCCCATTCTTTGGAGGTAATCATCTATCTTATCTCCTGAGGCATCCTTATTTAATCTTTGTTCTGTGGACAATCCATATTTCTGATCATATTCAAATTCTCTCTGAGTATGCATCTCATCCATATCAGCACACGCTTCATCATATTGTATCAACAAACTTCTAGTAGGAAATCCCATACCAACGATATGAGTGGTGTTGATAATAATTAGATCGTCATTATTCTCTTGGTATACCATCCAAGGGCGAAATGCATAGTACTTAACACCCTCTTGATTTTCCATCATCACAAGTCTCATCGCCTTACGTGCGAGAATCTCGATATCATCTGCATCTTCCCATTGCAGAACTTCACAAAGTATCTCTTCACCATTGGCGAGCTTAAATTGTTTTATTTCTCCAGATTGATTCATAGTAAGTCCAATTAAACAGTTAGTTTGTATTAGTATTTAGACTAGATTATGGATTGAGTCTTACCAGTTCTTTTAGGTACTCTTCTAAACCCTTTACCCCAGAGTCATAATCCTTGAAAGAATTTCTTAGTTGGTCTATATCAATCCAGTTCTTGATTCTTACATCATACTTCGTGGGGGTGTCGAACACCTTGTTGGTATCCTCGAACCTTCCCTCTTTAATGGTGTCCATCCATATTATATAGTCAGCACCTAACTTATCTCTATAGTCGTTGAAGGGACATACGAAATCTATGATACCCCAGTCTTTAGAGTTCATTCGGTGAAACTGTCGCAGTCTTCCACCTTCACTGAAATCCCAGTCATCATAATACTCACGAAAAGTATCTGCATTGTAGTGTGGAACTAAAAAGTGATATGCCAACTCTCTTGCGAAGGTTGACTTTCCTGAGCCTGGTAATCCAAAAACTAATATCTTCATTTCATATTTATCTGATGTATTTTATAGGGAAATTGTTCTTTAGTATATATCTTGATTCTTTCTGCACTGTGACGTAGTGTAAAGTTCTTATGTGACTTAATATGCATATCGTCCGCAATATCGTATAACTTCGCCACAGACCCATCGTCAGACTGTCTCAATCCACGCCCTATCGACTGTAGTACCTTAACCTGACTCTTACTAGGGGATGCGAATACTATATTATGTAAATTCCTAATATTAATACCAGTACTGAAAGTCCCCAAACTAGCAACAATAATCGCATTCTTTTGTTTCTCCACGATACCACGTATCTGTTCACGGTCAGTTGCATCCACTTCTCCAGACACATAGAATATCTTCCGACCTTCCTCTGCTTTATCTCTCATCATATCAAAGAGAATCTTACCATGTTTCTCTACGAACTGGAATAGTACCAGAGTGTTACCTTTCTGGTCTAACGCAAGGTTGGTAATCAACTTGTTGCGTTTCTCGTGGGTAACGATATAATCCATCTCTTCTTGGTATGTCTTACCCTGCATCATATGACACACGTCATTATGATAACGCAGTAACAGGACAGATATGTCTAGTTGTGCAAGTGTTCCCTGTACCTGTAGATCACGTGTCGCAGTAACTCGTTTAGTCGGCCCGAACAACCCTTCGAGTACAAGTTTGTTTGTCTCTGTACCATCTAATGTACCAGTCGTACCAAACCTGTACGCAGCATTGGAACACTTGTTCATAATACCAGACAGAGACTTCGCCTTGAATAGATGTACCTCATCACCGAACACACAACCAAACTGTTCGAACCACTCTTTCGGGAACTTGTAGATAGACTGCCATGTAGAGATTATGATCTGTTTGTCGGTCACCTTCTCCTTACCCGAATATATCTTGTGACATAGATCGGGGTCAAACCCATAGTCCTCGAAATCCTTGTGCATCTGTTCTACCAGACTTGTTGTCGGAACAACAATGAGAATCTTCTCACCAAAGTTTTCCATATACCAACGCATTAGGTTGTAGATAATAAATGACTTACCCGAACCTGTGGGTGACAATAGGATTGCACGTTTCTCTTTTATGCCGTGGGTTACCGCATCATACTGGTAATCACGTAAAGGAAAGGGTAGGTCTAGTTCACTCTGGAACTTAATAAGGTTTTGATGTTGGACATGGTTCTTATTTTCGGGATGACCATACTCGTCATTGTCGATCAACTCAATAGGATACATTCTATCTGCACAGAACTTCTTCAGATGTGCATAGAGACCCACATTGAGTTCACGAGTAATCTGATTAAATAATTTTATCTTACCGTCCCACTTACGTGATTTGAATGCGGGCATAAATTTATGGCCAGGCACATAGAACGAGAAGTACTCACGTAACTCTGGTATCTGGTGCGCCTCTGCATCAATTGTCATCATCGCATGGTCTTTCAGACCGACACGTATAGTGTTAGGTAAACTCACAAATTATTGTCCCGCTTCAAACGAACGCCATCTAATCATATTTCCGATAGTCTGATGTCTCCAATTGAGATTGTTGACTATCTCTGTAAGTGTATCTATAATTGTTTTAAGATACTGAATCTTCATCTCAGAGTCTTGAATCTCTTTGTCGGAGTCATAGTAGTACTCCTTGAAGTTCTTGGTGGTTGCACTGAGACCCTCGTATGGGTCATACGCCCACCCACGAGACTCAATGTCATCTTGGGACATCTTGCCTTCGTAATAGAGGTACTTGTCTTTGAGTAGAACCTTCTGTTTGAACTCCGCCTGTTTGAGACGGAGTTTTGTCAATGAAAGGTACTCAAGGTACTTTGCGTGAAGGGCGGGTGTCACCCTTGAGGTTTCGTCCAATTGATGTTTCGCAATTTCGGAGTCTTCTTTCCACTCCGCAAGAATGCTTTCCAAATCAATCATAATATAATCTCCATAATGTAAAGGTATATAGTGTTAAGTTATCTCGAACTGTGAGAACCTAAATGAGGCATCAAACGTCACGTAGGTTACATCT